AATATTATAACGGATGGCCGACACGTGGCCTTTAGAGCCTAAGGACCTTCTACTATAAATGTTCCCCCAGTTCCCCCGATTCATAGAGACTTTGAGAGCGAGCTCAATCGGGGGAACACTCTTATTTACCAAAATGCCACGGAAGGGCTCTTTTTCCCCCCAACAAACAAGAAATTCATCAAGGTCGCAAGAGAGCTCCACGAGAATGGGGAGCCTCATCTCCACGTGCTTATCCAGTTTGAAGGGAAATACAACTGTACAAATAACCGATTCTTCGATATACCGTCCCCTACCAGGTCAACACATTTCCATCCGAATGTTCAGGGAGCTAAATCTAGCTCCGACGTCAAGTCACTACCTCGACAAGGACGGTGATATCCTCGAATGGGGTCAATTCCAGATCGACGGACGATCTGCTAGAGGAGGTCAGCAGACGGCTAACGACGCTGCAGCAGAGGCGTTAAATGCTTCTTCGAAAGAAGAAGCAATGCAAATCGTCAGAGAGAAACTGCCGGAGAAGTTTCTCTTCCAATATCACAATCTGTCCAGTAATCTGGACAGGATTTTCTCCAAGGCTCATGATCCGTGGGTCCCTCCGTTCCCTATCTCCTCGTTTATTAACGTCCCTGACGAGATGCGTCTCTGGGCCGAAGAGTACTTCGGCTCGTGTGCCGCTGCGCGGCCTGAACATAATAATAGTTATCGTCCATTGTCGTTAATCGTGGAAGGGGATTCGAGGCCGTGGTAAACAACGTGGGCGCGAACTAAAGGTCCACACAATTATCTCAGTGGACACCTCGATTTCAATCCGAGGGTCTACTCAACACGAGGTCGCATACAACGTCATTGATGACGTTGCCACCGCAATACCTAAAGCTAAAGCACTGGAAAGAGCTCGTTGGGGCCCAACGAGACTGGCAAAGCAACTGCAAATATGGAAAGCCTGTTCAAATTAAAGGCGGTATCCCATCAATCGTGCTTTGCAATCCTGGTGAAGGGTCCAGCTATAAAGACTTCCTCGAGAAAGAGGAGAATTCTGCACTCAGAGCCTGGACCCTTCACAATGCGAGGTTCGTCTTCCTCGAATCCCCCCTGTATCAAAGCTCAACACAAGGCCGCGAAGCGGAGAGCCATTCGCCGTAGACGTATCGACCTCACCTGTGGATGTACCATATACATCCACCTTAACTGCCATAGCAATGAATTCACGCACAGGGGAACGTCATCAGCTGTGCCTCAGGCGGAGAATGGCGTGTATACATGGGAGATATCAAATCCCCTGTATTTCAGGATACACGACGTGGAGGACGTCCTGCACAGCAGAGACGAGGATATACCACGTCCAGATACGGTTCAACCACAGCGTGAGGAGAGCATTGGCTCTCCACATGGCCTTTCTCAACTTCCAAGTCTGGACAGTCTCGGTGACAGCTTCTGGGCAGACCTATTTAAATAGGTTTAAACATCTAGTTCTCATGTATCTTGATCAGCTAGGCGTTATTAGCCTTAACAATGTAATCAGGGCCGTCAGTTTCGCAACTGATCGATCGTATGTATCCCATGTACATGAGAACCATTCAATAAAATTCAAATTTTATTAATTTGATATCGAATCGTAGAAATAGATTCGAATCTTAAGCGTCGCATACACGGGGTTAGAGGCATGAGTACATGCCATATACAATAACAGGGCGTTCTCCGTATGGTTCTCGTACTTCGCCGCCTCTTGGTGGTTGTACACCACATAGTTATTGACCCTCCAGAAACGCCGCACTAGCGCCTGTTCGTTGCTCGCATATTGCCCTCCGGTCACCTTGGCGTAGAACCTGTGCATCACCTGAAAACGATCGCGAAGATCGTTCTTCACCGTAGCAGTGCTAGGCTCGTTGTCAAACAGGTTGAAAACCTGTCCAAAATCCATAGGCGTCCCATACGGTCTCCTATCCCTAACTAGCCAGAACATCACACTATTCGTGTGGTTCTTGAGCTTTATGTTCTCGTCCATCCAAATCTTGCCTAGTATGTACACAGACTTAACGCAAAACCGCTTACCGACGCGGTGAGTTATACCGTTACCTCGGGTAACGTCCGATATGCATAGCACCTTCCCGGTGTGGGATATATCGTGACGCTGCTCGTATGACTGGACCTTGCATGGGCCTTCGCACCCTTTGGGCACATCGGGTGATCGGTACATCCGGTAAATACGCGGCTTCCTATACATGGGCCTGTTAACCCAAGCAGAGGCCCTGCTTGGTCGAGGGCCCGTAGCTCCACCAGGGGAGTAGTTAGCATTGCGGCTAACCTTGGTGGTACCCGCCGACAAGCGCCATGGGGCATCCCGCTTAGGCATTCTGTACAACAGAATGCGGGGAACATTGAATGTGGTCCCCTTATATACAACTTTATCAACTTAGCGGCCAAGTATATTTTCATATATTGGCTTTCAAGCCCAATTGTTATTGGGCCATACAAAGTCCAAGATACTCGTGGGGGACCACGAACCCGACAACGCGCCGCGATTTACGGAGAGGGGGGCCACTTTTTGATCGCGCGGCCATCCGGT